CAGCCGGTGTTGTCTTATAAGACCCGCTCGGCTTGTGTCCTTTTGCGTCAACGGTGACTGTTCCTTCTGGGTCGCCAGAAAGCGTGAACTTGCCATTCGTTAAATCTTTTGTAACCGTTAGCGTTGTTGCTTTTCCATCAACGTAGACTTGAACGATGTCCTCGATCTGTCCTTCGTGAACTTGATACTCGTGCGTCGTAGCGTCCGTTTGGATCGGCGTGATGTTATAGACCTCGCCGTAACAAAGCGGAATCACTTGATCGATTTCTTCACCGCTTGAAACAAGAGTCGTTTGTATCGGAACGTCGAGCTTGCGTTGGTTGTCGCGGAGTGAGAACGTCAGCGTGTAATCGTCATTAATCGCTAACCGGTCAACCACTCCCGACAGTATTGTTCTGTAATCGCCGATAGCCCAAGTCGGGTCGCCGATCTTTATTGTTGCGTCCCTTCCATCCCACGCGTATCCAATCCAAGCATCGCGTTCGCCGTCACTGTTATCTACGGAGAGTTCGCCAATAGAAACGTAAGAGCGTCCACCAAACGCTTCACTCATAACAGTAGAAAAGAATGGACTGCCTTTAAGGATGCCTTCGTAAGTTGTATTCGCCGGTGTATCAGACGAGCCCGTGTGGAAGTATTTCGAACCAAGGTAATAAATGGTTTCACTTCCATCGCTGTAAGCTTTGATTTCAGCTAACACGACGCGTTCCTCTTGAGGGTCGGCAAGCCAAGCTTGATATTCGGCATCTGAGACACTCAATGACGCGCCCCACCCGCGACTGCCAGTTGTCCGCGAGTAACTGCGCCGACGATAGGCTTGGCAACCACGTTAGCAAGATCAGAACGAAGTGCGCGAAGCTCTTTGACTACGCTACTGCCATCGCTCCCGCTTGCCTGACTTTGATTTGGCGTTTCAACCGTAACTCGTTCACCGCGTGTTGCCATAAACGAAACCGGCGTTTTATCTGTGCCACCGCTACCGCCGACAATGAATGAACCACCGTGTTGGAAACCGGCTGAGTGTTTTAAATCCATTGCGCTTTGTGTTGCGTTCGAAGCTTTCTGTGCCGCTCTCGCTAAATTATCGACTGCCCCTGTCGCGTCGTTCGCGAATCCGATCAACTCTTGAAACATTTCAGAGGACATTGCGCCCATATTTTCCAGACCCATCTGCGCAAGTTCGGCAGATGAAACAAATCCGCGTCGTATAAATTGCGACAATTTATCTGCGTCAACTTCGATACCACGCAACGCTGCTTTACCTTCTTTACCCAAACCTTCAAACAACACTTTGGCGCGGAATGCTTCGCTGTTAACCAAACTGATTCCGTCTTTTGCAATTTCCAAAGCCGGCACAGTGTCCATAATGTGTTGAGCGTGATCGACAAATGGTTGCATTTGCTCAAGGTGCGCCATTAGCTCGTTGTACTTGGTCGCGCTGACAATGACGTTTCCGAATTCGTCCTCCATCTCTTTTAAGCCGAAGGTCATCAACCCGATTGGACCACCTCGATCTTTACCAACCCCACCAGAAGTCTCGGAAAAGTCTTGAAACATTTTTCGAGCGGCATTGGATATTTGAACGAATGACTCTTCGCCGACTGTGCCGAGTTCTTTGAAGCCGTTACCAAGTGGACCATCTGCCAAGTTGCTAACGATGGTCGGATCGTTAATCACTTCTTTGAATTTTGCTCGAAGCTTCTTTTTAAAATTAGCTGATTTACTAAAACCAAATGCAGCGATTGCAAGCGGAACCGCAAAACCGGCGGCATTTGCCATTACTGTTTTTGCGCCAGACATAAAACTGGAAGCGGCTTGCTGTCCCGCCATCTGGAAACCACCCGCGCCATCTGCGATCAATGTACCGCTAGACGAGAAACCGGAGAACATATTCGTGATTGCTGACCCAATCTTCGTCGCCCCGCCTGTAATAGCTGAAGTGAGAGTCGATAAAAATCCAGAACCCGCCGACTCTGCCGCTGTAGTCGCCGCTGTAGTTGCACCGCTAGTAAAGATCGAAGTGATAGTGCCAAAAATATTTCCACCGCCTGTTCCACCGGTGAATATCTCAATCAGTTTTTTCTTTGTCCATGCCGCCGCTATTTCTGCGAGGGTGTCTAAGAACATATCTTTGACGCGATCTAAAAAAGCTTTTAAAACATTTTCAGTTTTACCTCCCGCAAACAAGTCTCTCCACATCTTTGTCCATGAACCATCGACACCGCCGATTAACTCTCGGAAGCTCTCGCCGTATGATTTGAGTGCTATCTCTGCGTCGGTTGCTTTCTTTTCTAATGCTTCCCAAGCTTTTTCGCCTTCATGAACACTCGGATGCGCTAATACTTTGTCGAGATCAAAAACAGTTCCCTTGATATCTTTATAAGTTTCGCCAAGTTTTTCTAGCTCTTCTTTATAGGTTTCGAGGCTTATCTGCCCCTTGAGAAAAGCTTTGTCTAAAATTAAAAGTGCTTCGGCATTAAAAGCTTTTTCCATCAACTTTTTATTTTCGATTTCGGCTAACGATTCTTTAAAATCAACTAACCGCTGATCAGCTTCAGACAAGACTCTAGGCATCTCGTCGATTTCTTTATTCGCCGCTAATATCGAGCGCCCGACTTTCAATGTCGCTTTGTCAATATCGGTTAAGGTCTTTGCAACCTTCTTACCGGCTTTGTCGATCGCATCTAAATGCGGACTGACCGATTTAAATTCTTTCCCTACTGCCTTTGCTTCGTCTTTTACGGAGTTTAAGTTTGACCAAAGTTCATGCAAGGTAACGCCAAGCGCGAGGGCGATTCCGATTATGTTTTTCTTAAGAACGGTATTCAGTCCGATAAAAGCAACTTTGGCGGCAGTCGCGCTTGCCGCTGTAGTTCGAAGAGCAACCGAGAGTGCGCCAAGGATTGCTGTAAGCTTGCTTGCCGCGTAAAGGGTGAAGATAATCTTGGCGAGTAACGCAAGTTCATCTCCGAACTGTTTTACAAATGCGATCCCGCCGGTTATGGCTTTGACCAAACCGTTAAGAGCGGTCAATAAAGGTGGCAACGCTTCGTAAGCTAACCCTTTCAACGTGCCGGTTAGCACCACCATATTTTCTTTAAATCGGGCGGCGGCAGAAGTCGTTTCAGCGTCAAGTGATAAACCGAGCGCAATCGCTTGTTCTCTAAACCGCCTGATGCCATCCGCGCCACCTTCCATTGTCTGGAGTAACGCAACACCCTCGGAGTCGAAAAGCTTCATCGCGAGTCGCACTTGGTCAGCATCATTACCGACACCGCTCAGAGCTTCCGCTATTGCTTCGAACTTCTGATCAATCGGCATAGCGTTGAGCGTTGCCGCGTCGAGGTTTAATTCTTTTAACGCGCCTTTCGCTTCACCAAAACCTTGCGCCGCTTCTGCGATACGACGAGTCATTCTTTGTAAACCCATCGTAAGGGTTTCAAAACTTACTCCCGCCATATTCGCAACGTGCTGGTATTCCGAGAGTGCCGCCGTACTCATACCAAGCCGAATAGAAAGCTTGTCGAGTCTGTTAGCCATATCAATAGTGCCTTTGATAAAGCCACCGATTCCCGCCGCACCCGCCATCATCACGAACCGTTTCGCCAGACCCTTTAAGGCATCTGACGTTTTATTCATGTTCCGGTTTACCGAATCAAACGCTTTTTGCGTTTTATCTTCGGCGCGGATTTTAATTACAGCGTCAGCGGTTGACACTATCTTTTTACCTCTTGTTGTTGAGCTTTGAATTCAAACCAAGCAACCCAATACGTTAGTTCATCAACGGTTAGCTTTTCCGAAAGCTCTCCAACGGTCATGTGTAAATGTTCGGCGACTTGAAACATTAAGAGGATTTCTTGGTCGCCGCTTCTGAGTTTTTTCTTGCGTCCTCGATTGTGGTTTCACGTTCTTCGTTCATCACGGTAATCACATTAACGATGATGTCGGGATCGACTTTTTCCATTAAGTCCTTTTTATCGGAGTTGGAAAAAAGGCGTTTGCCATCTTCGTCTAGTGCGCGAATGATTAACGTCTGTACTAATGACTCCAGAGAGCCGTCATTAACGTAACGAAAGATCGTGTTGCGTTGCGCGAGGGTAGTCGGCTTGAAGAAGATGACGGTATCCCATTCAGATACCGCCACCGACTCCATAGGCGCGACAAGTTTTTCTCGCCAATGCGTTTTTGCTTTAGCAAGTAATTCAGCACCGTTTGACATCTTTTCTCTCCTGTTAGATTAAGAAACAGTTCCCCAAGTAACCCCACCTGACGCTTGAAACGAGATAGAGCGTTCAATGATGTCGCCCATATCAACGCTTACGCCAACGCCGGTGATTAGAGCGGTCATCGTCGCGAAGTAATCGCCAGAATCCGCGCCTTCGGGGTACAGGTTAAGCGTTACGCTTGCGCCAACCGTCATTGCGCCCTGTCCAGTCGTATCGCTTTCATCCCAATGGCAAGTAACTGATCCGCTTGCGTCGGTAGTGCCGACAATGTAAGTCTTTGACGAATCGCCCATTGCGGTATCTTCAACCGTGTCTGCGCTCTCATCGAGAGACCATGATTTAATTTCGGCAACCGTGTTTGCCCCAACTTTGCAAGTACCTAATTTTCCGTGGTGTGTTGCCATTAACTTAATCCTCGTCGCTTGGCTTGTTAAAAATTGGCTTGGCTTTTGCCTCTGCCTTCTTCACTGGTCGACCAACTGGCTTCCACCCTTTGGCTTCCATCTCTTTCACTTTGGCGGGGTGAACATCCACCTCACTGCCGTTGAATTCCATCTTCATTACGTTGCTCCTTGCGTAAAGTCATAAGTGACTTGAACAGTTATCCGTACAGCTCCAACAGGAAAGAGAACGCCCTCGTCACTTTCTATCAATATTGTCTCGGTGTTGAGAGCGTTGCCCCCGCGAGTTCTGTCAGCGTCCAATGCTTCCTCGATTGCTTCAATTAAATTATTTTTGGAAGTGTCGATGCTTGACCCTTTGACATAACCCACGATGACGTAATCAATAGTTCCGAGACGAGTCGTGTTGTCCATAGTGGTATCAATACGAACTTCGTCACTGCTAACAATCCATGCGGCGGGATACTGTTGGTCTGATAACTCGTCAGGCTCAAACGGCTCCCGCGTAATCTTTTTCAGCTCGGGCGATGACATGGCATCCAACACGTTGACCAAGTTGGTCGCTATATCTTCTCGCTTGCTCATGCCCGACTCATTCTTCTAAAAAATTCTTTGGAAAACTCTCGACGCATTTTTTTCATTTCGCCTCGGGTATGGTCAAAAAATCTTCTTGTCTTGTTGTTCCAAACAGCCTTTCTTTTTTCTGGCGTAGAGTTAAACGTAATGATCGCGAGCTTTGATGTTTGCGCCCTTGCCCGAAGCGAACTCATCATCTTGTTGCTGTAAATCAAATCAGGTTTAGTCGGATAGCCTTTCGATCTAAGGTGTTTCAGATAGCCTTGCGAATATGATTTGAAAGCTCCGTTGACTCCGCGCCCTTTTGCAGTCCGCTCTCGGATAATGACTTCGCCGAGGGTGGCAGTTGCCAAAAGTGACTTCTTTGTCGCTTTGTCAATGCGCTTCGGATACTTCGCCAACATTGCCTTGACCTCTTTCGAGTCCAAAGCGAGATTGACGTTCATCTAATCTGTCGCCCAAAGTGCAACGAACTTTTCTCGCTGTAACTAACGGAACCATCTTCGTCTGCGTCATACCAGATA